AGAGAAGTCGTGCCCAATGCGGTTGCGCTCAAAGAGGTCGGCGGTTCCGGTGGGGCGAGAGTTATGTTGAGCCAAGTCGAGCCGTCCCAGACCTGCACCTTCTTTGTGTCAGTCAGAAAAACCAATTGACCCGTGAATGGTGACGGCACAACAGTGTTCCTGTTCGCAGAAGTTGTAATAGTTACTGCCGTAAGAGAGGCAGCAGTTCTTCCTATGGCTCGTTGAGTAAGAGAACCATCAGCGTTCCAGGGGTCGTAACCAAGGTAACGCATTAGCTAATCTCTTCGTAAGAGCAGACCGCCTCCAGGTCGGAGTTTGCACCTGCGGTCAGTCTGAGTATATCGCCCTCTTCTAAATAAATTGATTTAGAAATAATATCCAATGTTGCATCAGCCGGAACACTAACTGTATAGGCAAGACGATATCCCGTTCCGGATCTTACAATATCTGCTGTCACATCAGCAGCGTTTGTTCCGTCAACATTTGAAACATAAAGAGCATTTACTTTCAATACTTTGTTTGAATTACTTGCCGTACCAGTAATGTTTATCGTGCCGGTCATTGCCGAGTGGTTCTGACAGACATAGTACAAGGTGTTCGGCGCATCAGCTGGGACCTGGTAGGTGACATACCCAAGTTCTGTGCCGTTATTTCTGATACCAGAAGAAACCACATTTGCTGCGTTGTAAGCACCCGATGAAGTTTGAATCCAAAACGGATGCCCAACAGCATTTATTTGAAATGTATAAGTTGCGCCGCGAGTAAGGCTCAGGGTCGCATTGTTCGAGCCACCAACGACATAAGCGGATGTGCCGCTGTTCGTAACCACAACTGTTGTGCCAGCACTACTCCCCTCATTTTTTAAAATAGGTGTAGCAGTGGTGGTAACGGCAAGAAACGCCGTCTGTCCCTTGATTGTGGTCACTCCTACAATATTTGGTGCTGCCATGTTGTCTCCTTAACCGAAAACAATCGCCATAGCGATTGCCTTACCGGTTGTTGCATAAGTTGTAGTACTCCATTTTAGCCCAGTAGCGGTGCTTGTGTCTACAGTTAAAACTTGATCATTTGTTCCGCTTCCTAAACGATCAAGAGTGTCATTGGCTATGCCTACAAGCAAATCTCCTTTAGCATTAATTACAGTATTAGTGGCGCCAGCCGGAACCGCACCAACTTCTGCCCACGCTCCACTGTAATACACATAAGTTCCACCATCCGTAGAATTAAACCAAATCTGTCCTAAAGCCGGATTAGTCGGAGCGGTGTCGGAAACAGTTACAACCGTTCCGCCGCCACCAATTTCAACCCATTGCGAATCGTAAAAAATATTTGTAGCGCCAGAGTTGGAATCAAACCAAAGTTGTCCTACTGCGGGAGAGCCGGGAGCAGAAGAAGAAACAGTTGCAACACCTGGTGCTGCACCAACTTCAACCCAGTGAGAATCGTAAAAAACGAAAGTTTGAGCCGTGTCTGATTCAAACCAAATTTGCCCCGTTGCGGGAGAAGCAGGGGCGTTCTCGGATACTGTTGCACCACTAGTTGCTGCAACTTCGGCTAACAGGGATCCGCTTAGATTAGGCATATTTCACACCACTAATTGCAAAAGTTATAGCGTTTGCTGTAACTTGAGTTACATGAATAACACTATTTTTTGGCATAACTATTGATGTATTGTAATATACAACATTGTTTGCCAACACATTTACATTACTTAAAATTTTATTACTTATAGCAACCGCGGCTCCTTCAACCAATATGTGAATACTGCACACAGCATTTGACGATGTGGTGTTGCACAAATTAATATTTTTAATAATTGAATAATTACCAACCGTATTTGCTACGGTGTACACATTTGAACCAGAACCGTTGCCTATATAAAAACTATCAGGAACTAAATTAGCCATTTATACCCCCATCCATACCAAAACTTGATTATCATAAGTTGTGGTGTTCATATCTTGTATTGTGTTTGCATCAAGAACATGGTCTACTAACGCCCCAGAACCATGAGCAACTGCCGTAGTACCATCATAGCCTCTCTGGGATGCTGTAAAAGTATTGCTTGCTCTTGAAGAAATCAAAATCTTTTCTTCAGAAGCAATCCCGCGATCAACAACAACAACAAAAGGATTTATTCCACTTGGATAAGTGGAACCGTCTACAACGGCAAAGGAAGTAGCGGAGGCAGAAAGAGAAGCGGTCAGTGCTGTTTGTAACACCGCTCCGTTAAATTCTCTTCTTAGCATAAAGTCTCCTTAATCAATGCTGATATCCAGATCGCCTGTGGCGATTCTTAGAGTATCTCCAGCATCGGTTGTTTTATTTGTAGTAAGAGTTCCGTAAACCAACATGTTTCCAGATGTACTTGCATCAAATAGTGCAACAGCTACTGTGGTCGCGGCGGGCATTCCTGTAAAATCAATATTTGCAACATTAGAAGTAGCGCCTGCCGAGGCTGCGGTAAATGTTGCAAGTTTGCGTGAGTATGGTCCAGTGCCACCGGTAACTTCAGTTCCACCACCAGCATCAGTCGGTGCAACAGTAAATAATGCTACATAAACTGTGGAAGGCATAGTGAAAGCTGTAGTGCCCAAAAAATGGTCCAGAAGTTTATTTTCCAAATAATTTGTTAAATTGCCTGCCATCCGTTAACCCTCTTAAATATTATAGTATAGTTTTTTTTCTTCATCACTTGGCAATCTAAAATTTGGAAGTTTAAGCAACGCATTAGCCTCTTCTGCTGGAACTTCTGCAATTCTATTTGCTGATGAAAATTTTATACCGTCTTTTGTAAGATATCCATAACCGCTTTCAAAATATATCAAAACTGCACCCGTTGTATCTACAGAAGTAATTTTTTTCTTGGTACTTTTTTTTACAGGCGGGGTTTTTGGCGGGGCTACATCCTCACTTGTGACGATATTTTCTTTATGAGCCATATTGAATATCTTATCATTAATATTTAATTAAATCAATTAAACAATAATGGCGGGGGAGCACGAGCCCTCCCGCCATTTATTGTTTCTAGTTTAAATTAGAGTGTACGAAGCTTTACGTTCTTTGCAATAATATAAGAAGATGCATTCTCAATATTAGCTGCTACACGCATAAACTGGGTGTACTCAATTGTGTCTGTTTTTGGCTGGAACTGACGATATACCGTGATATCGCGGTGCAAACCAACAACCTTGTTATTCGGGAATGTAAGCCCGATATAAGTGTGACTACCCGCAGCACCGGAATAGTCACCAGTGACTGTTTCCGGCATGAGCGGCAATTCCAGCAATGGAATACCGTATGGTGAAATTCCTGTTGAACCAGGACCACCATTTCCACGGATTGAGCCGTTCAAAAATGCCTGTTCACCATATGTTGAGCCTGGAGCCGGAGCACCTGCCGTTGCAGCAGTTGCTGAGTTTGGTGCTTGCAAGCTAAACGAAATATCCTGAACAAGGTTAGAACCTGAAAAGAAACGCAATTCATTACGCTTCTGCAAGTACTTACTTGGCATGTTGCGGATAAGTCGGTCAAATGTTGCACGACTAACGTTGTTTCCACCCTCATCAATGGTTGTACCACCGGCAAGAGCCAATTTAACAAACCCATCAAGTGCCTTGAGAAGGCCATTGCTTGACGATGTGTTGCCATTAATCAACAGATCATCCAAGTCATTGGCTGTTTGACGAGCCATGATTTGGGCAATGTGATCTTCAAGCGAAGCACCCGCAATGTTGTCCTCAAGAGACTCTGTGCTTAGTTCCCAATCAAGACGAAGCTTGACGCTTGACAATGAAACTTTTGTGAAAGTTACTGCAGCATTGGCCTGTGTGTCGGTTGCCTCTGTGGCTTTTGCCATCAGCCTTGTGCCTACAGATACTTTGTCAATATCCATTGTCGGTGTGCGCATGCGCACAACACGAGCGTTTTTCATCAAATTAGATTGATCAACTACGAAATCAATAAAACGATTTGATTGCTCTGCATTAAGCAGGCCACCTGACCCAGCGCCAACGACGCTCGTAGTTACTTCGTTAGCCTTAGCGAGGATTTCTTCTTGTGTTGCCATAGTAATTTCCTCCTATTATGACTTATAGCCCAAGGACTTAATTAAACCCTGTGGCAAATACATGTTTCCCCAAAAAGGCTTGGGCTCTGATTTTATCAAATCAGCCTCATCATCTTCGGGGTCAACGCTTTTCTTAACAGCACCAGCTT